TGTTTCCCTGCTGGGTGTCATCGGCGAACAAGAGCCGGCAAAGTCCGGCCTTCAGCAGCGAGCACTGCGCGGCGCCCACCTCATCAACGCCAAGAATGCCTTCTGGTGGGATGAGCCCTACGTGCTGCAAGCGCCGGCGCCGCCGGCCGCGATACCCGATCTAGCTGGAGACTAACGCCAGAACTGGCGTTCGCTCCGGTTGATGTGATCAGAAACAACCTTTCGGGGATTCCGAATGGTTGCACCAAAGCCCTGCCCCGGCGGGGCTTTTTCGTTTCTGGAGCCCCTCCTTATGGCCACACGTCCAGTCTCAGCGGCAGGCATGCGAGAGCTGTTTGCTCAGAATTCGGGGCACGTTCTTTTGGCGCTGGTCACCTTTCGCCACGACGATCTCAGTGAACCGGTTCGGATCGTGAATGATATGCAGTCGCTCACCTATGGCGGCAAAAACTATATCGGCCTGCCGTTCGGGCTGACCCTGCCGACCGATACAGAGGATGAAATCCCCGCTATTCAGATGACCGTGGATAACGTCGACCGTCAGCTGGTGGAGCTGCTGCGCACGCCTGAGTCGCCGCCGGGCGTCGACATTGAGGTGGTTCGGGTTGATGAAGCGGGCACCGTGACAAGCGAGCTAGGCCCGCTGGATTTCTCGCTGCTCGACGCGAAGATCACTGCCGCCAAGGTCACCCTCAAGATCGGCTACCTTATCGATGTCCTCAACGAGCCGGCCACCGGGCAAATATTCAATCCAAGCATGGCACCGGGGCTGTTTCGATGATGGATGAGTATATCGGCATTCCTTTCGTGGCAGAGGGCCGCTCGCGGGATGGGTGCGATTGCTGGGGGCTTATCCGCCTGATCTACCGGGACCACAAGGGCATCGTGCTGCCCACCTATACCGGTTACGGGGATCCGTTGGCGCGCGCCGCCACCGATCTGATCGAGGCGGGCAGGGTGGACTGGGAGAAGGTAACTCAGCCGCAGCCCTATGACGCCGTCCTGTTTCTGGTTCGCGGGCAGCCTCACCACATTGGCCTGGTGATTCGCCCCGGCTGGATGATCCACACCGCGCGCGGCAAGCAGTCATGCATCGAGAGTTACAACCGGCCGCTATGGCGGTCTCGCATTGAGGGGTTCTATCGTGTCCGTTGAGTTGATTGCGAAGCCGCACCCGCTTCGCTCCGACCTGTATACCTGTGAGCTGGAGCCCGGGCGCACCATCGCCGACGCCGTCGGCGAGCACCCCGGCCACGTCTGCGCGCTGGTGAACGGTGAGCCTTGGGGGGTAGAACGATGGAATGACCCGCTGCCAGCGGGCTGCCAGGTGAACGTGATCGCGGTCCCCCAGGATGATGAGGTAATGCGGGTTGTCGCCACCATCGCGGTGACCGTTGCGGCTGTATTTACCGGGGGCCTTGCCGCTGGTGCCATGGGTTTGGTGAAGGGGACATTTGCTTACACAGCAGTGTCCGCCGGCGTTGGTGCCGTCGTGTCTGTGGCCGGTTCGCTCGCCGTCAACGCCCTGATCCCACCAAAGCTGCCAGACGCCCCCGGGGCCGGCAGCTCCGGGTCCAGCACCGTTCGCAACAGCATCACCGGCACCCGCAACCAGGCCAACCTGTACGGTGTCATCCCGCGGGTCTACGGGAATCCCCGCTGGTACCCGCCGCTCGCTGCGCAGCCGATCACAGAGGTTGTGGGCAACGATCAATATTTGCGCATGCTCCTGTGCCTGGGGTACGGCCCTCTGCGTATCGGTGGGCATGGGGCTGAGCACATCGCGGACCACGGCAACAAGCTCACGCATGAGACGTCTATGGCCCCCGGTACCATCCGGATCGGGGAGACCGACATTGGAGAATTCGAGGACATTGAGTTCGAGATCGGTTACGCCGAGGACATCGAGCTATACAGCCAGAACGTCGAGGAAGAGGCCTTGGGCGTGGCGCTGAACATGGTGGAAGACCCGGACAACCGGCGGGTTGCCGAGTACCTCTTTGACTACGAACTGAACGAATCCTGGACATGGGATGACGGGAATTCAGCCACGCGCACCACGGCGCCTGAAACCCAGGAAATCAGCGTCGACTTGGTCGCCCACCAGCGGCGGCGCTTGGCAGACGGCTTTTGAGCCTGAGATCCGCGGCGGTAGCGGTAGCGACTCCACCGTCAGGAAGAACTACCGCTGGTTGGTGCCAGTGGGGCAGTATGACGTCCGCATTACCCGCGAACGGACGCAGCTCTACGGCAAGACCTCCACTGCCGTCGTGGACTTTACGTGGACGACTCTCCGGTCTATCCAAAAGCCAGAAAAGCCCTACCTTGGCGACCACCTCCTGATGTCCTTGCGCATCCGCGCAACAGACCAGCTGAACAACGCTATCGACCAGCTGAGCATCCGCTCCGAGAGCGTGCTGCGGGTATGGGACGGGGAGGGCTTTACGCTCCAGCCCACCAGCAATCCCGCCTGGGCTTACCTCGACAGCCTGACGGGCCAGCAAATCGCCCGGCCGGTCGGCGATAGCCGGGTCGACATCGATTCCCTCCATGACTGGGCTATGTGGTGCCAGCAGCAGGGCCTGGAGTACCACCACGTCCACGACGCCCCGGAAACGCTCTTTGATCGTGCCCGGGCGATTTCTTCCGCCGGCCAGGCGTCGTTCTCCCTGCAGGACGGCCTCTTTGGGGTGGTCCGAGATGACCCGCAGGCGCCCACGGTGCAGATGATCTCGCCACGCAACGCCAGCGGGTTCGAATCCTCCAGGCAATACAAGGCGTTGCCGCACGCTCTCCGCGTGAAATACATCGATCCTGACAGCTGGACCGATTCCGAGCGGATCATCTATCGCGACGGGTACGATGAAAGCAGCGCCACGGAGTTCGAGGATTTCGAGACTCAAGGCGTGGCGTCAGCGGAAGAGGCGTGGCACCACGGGCAGTATTATTTCCGTCAGGCGATCCTGCGGCCGGAGACCTATAAGGCCGAGATGGACTGGGAGCACTTGGCGTGTGTGCGCGGCAACCGCGTCCGGCTGGCCTATGACACCATTCTGGTGGGCATGGCCTGGGGGCGCATCAAAAGCGTCACCTTGGACGGCGAGAATCGTGCCGTTGCGCTGACCTTGGATGAGGAGGTGCCCGACGGCGCAAACAGCATCCGCATCCGCAAACAGGACGGCGGCCAGCAGGTGGCCACTTTCACCCTTAACGGTGACGAACTGGATCTGCTCTCCCCGGTTGAGGGCGTGTCCGCCGGCGACTTGGTGCTTCTCGGCCAGTACGGTGAAGAGAGCCTGGATTGCAAGATTACCCGCATCGAGCCCGGAGCCGACTTTACCGCGTCGCTAACTCTGGTGGATGCCGCCACCGACATCTACGATTTCGGCAGCCCGCCGTCCTACGACCCCGGCATCACTGTCCCGTCGAGCACCCTCCGCGCCCCGGCAGAGCTTTTGATCACGACCGGCCTTGAGGAGTACGTGGTTACTAGCGAGGGCACAATCCGCAGTCGCGCACGGGTGACATGGGCGCCGGTGACCGGAGCGACGGAGTATGAATTGGTCTACCGCCGTGCGGAGCCGGATGCCTGGACAACGCTGCGGACGTCCCAGCAGGCCGTTTATATCGAACCGGTTTATAACGGTGAGACGCTGGAGGTCCGGGTCCGGGCCCGAGACCAGTTTGGTCGTGAAAGCAAATGGACCGACGGCAGCCACAACGTGGTAGCCGCGACTGCGCACGGAGAGGTTGTCCGGCTGCCCATCCCCAATATGTCCGGCGTGGAGCTCTTCGAGCAGGGCAATGACCCGGTGTTCGGCGGCCGCGATGCGAAGTTCGTGTGGCGCGGCAACACGGTGACGCAGTGGCGGGATCTGGGATGGGAGATCAACGGCGCCGGCGACGGCGCCCTGGATCCGTACTTTGCCGACTACCAGGTCGAGATCTGGGCCGAGGTCGGCGGACTTCTGCAGCTGGTGCGCACCGAATGGGTGAATGACCCCCAATTCGTCTACACCTACGAGAAGAACGCCGAGGACCACGCCCGCGAGACAGGCGCGCCCGGAGCGTGGCGCGCGTTTGAGTTCAGGGGGTACTGCCGGGGCCGCCAGAACCAGATCAGCGAGCGGCCGGCGCGGCTGGCGGTGGAGAACGTGGCTCCGCCCCTGCCGGGCACTCTGACCATCTCCGCCGGCTTCCGCAGCGCGCAGATTGATTTCGAGCCGCCGGAAGACCTGGACTACCGCGACTCCCGGGTATGGATGAGCCAGAGCACCGGCTTCACCCCCGGCCCTGAGAATCTGGTGGCCCAGCAGTACGGCGGGCCGGTGGTGCTTTCCGGTCTCACCGACAACAGCACCTACTACCTGCGGTTTGCCACCTACGATGCCTTCGGCCAGGGCACGATCAGCAGCCAGTTCACGGTCACCACGCCGTCGCTGTCCGCTGGTGAGGTGGAGGGCCTGAGCCCCTGGGCCACGGTCGCCGACGCCGACCGGGCGTTCATCGACGCCAATCTGGCCAACGACGCGATCGACAGCACCAAGATCGTCAAGCTCACCGCCTCCAAGATCGTCACCGGCACCCTGGCCGCCACCGAGAAGATCAGCGTGGAAGGGCAGGTGGAAAGCGTGGTGGGCGATGCCGTGGCGACGCTGGGGCCGAAGTCCGCCGACGGCAAAACCGGCATGATCACCTACCAGTACGACGGCACCACCCTGTTTGCCGTCTACAGCGACGGCTCGGCAGCGTTCTCCGGCTCCGTGGTGATCACCGGCGGCAGCGGTTACGAGAACCTGAGCGATAAGCCGGGCTCGCTGGCCGACATCAACAGCACGGAGGCGGACACGCTCACCCAGGCATCCGCCGACGCCGCCCAGGCAATCCTGGATGCAGCCGATGCCC